TTGTTCCCAAGATCGTAGCACCCGCTTGGTCTTGGAGATAATATGAAAATAGACCCAATACTCTTTACCCTTCCTCCATCAGCTAATAGCTGCTGGAGGAATTATAAGGGTAGAGTGATACTTAGTGAGAAATATCGTCAATGGAGGGAGGAAAACCTTCACCATGTCGATGATCGAAATAAGATTGAACCCTGTCTATTTCCTGTCGATGTATTAATTATGGTGTACCCTGGAAAAAACTGGAGAAAATCTGATCTGGATAACCGAATTAAGCCGATATTAGACCAACTCCAGCATTGTGGGTATTTGCTGGGTGATGATACTGATTGTGTTAAATCTATCACTATTAAGTTGTGTCAAAAGCTTAAAAATGACGATGAATCTTATGTGGCAATTGAGCTTACCAAAAACTGAAAGAAGGGGTTATAATGTTTAAGAATAAAGATTCGGGGAACGGAAGCCCAGAGGACAAGAAAATGGCAAAAATATCAAAGGTTGCAGCAGTTCAAACCTGTGCTAGGCGAGCTTCCTTTGTCGCAAGGGAACTCACAGGTCTTGAAATAATGCCTGACGAGATGTTTGCTGCTGCCTCTGAAGCTTTGGCTAATCTATCGGTGCTGTGGGAAGATTCAGAAGTAGCTAAACGCAAACCCGATAGCTACATTAATTTTGCTGCTTGTATGGCTTGCTGTGAATGGTCTAAGTCTGTCAGGAAAACAGACAGCAACGAACCTTATGAGCTTAATAAAAAGAAAATTTCTGATCTTCTCCAAGATGTTGCAGAAACAATAGATGGTTTGTTTCCAGGGTTAATCGAGTCTAGAGGATGTCAACAGGCTATCTACGATGGGGTTTCAGTTACAGTCAATGGAATTGAAGCTAACGGATGGAGATGGACACAAAAGTTAAATGAAAGAATTGTTATACTTATGAGTCTGTATCCAATCCTTAAATTCCAATCGGCAAATAGTTCTAAGCTTTTAGAAATTGCAGAAGAGTTAGTTAGAAAGGATGGTAAATAGTTATGCCAGTATACATTAACGATGAATTGTATTTGACTAGCCCAGAGGCTCAATTGGTTATGGGGGTAAAGGCAGGGCTAATCGCTCATTATTTTTACCGAAACGAATTTCGTGGGGTAATAGACATGAGTGATCAGAAGCCTCTTATGGATGCAATCAAACTTGTTGGAATTGAAATTGATCCAGTTGAATTGGAGAAGTTTAACAAGAAAAGTAAGTCTCACTTTTTGGTTCCAATGTCATCTGTATTAGCTAAGATGATGAGGCGGGAAACAAGGAAGATTACTGCTAAAGAAAAGAAAATTGCTTTAGCTTTAAAGAGAGAAGAGAAGGCTAAAGAAAGACAGTTAATTGATGAAAAGGTTAAAGAAGCTGTCTTAGAGCAGATTAACATGAGAAGAGAAATGGAAGGTGTTTCCAATGCAGAGTCAAATAGATAACAAATACTTCTTAAAAGATCCTTCTGTAATTTCTTTTAGCGGTGGTAGAACATCTGGATTTATGTTGGCTAAAGTTCTGGAGGCACATGAAAATGTTCTTCCAGAACATATTAAAGTTGTTTTTTGCAACACAGGTTTGGAGCATCCAAAGACTTTGGATTTTGTTCAGAAGTGTTCTGAAGAATGGAAGATAGATATAGTTTGGCTGGAGTATGTTGGCAGAAAAATAGATCCAAGATATAAAGTAACTAATCATAAAGATGCTTCAAGAAACGGAGAACCATTTGGAATTCTGATTGATGAAAGGCAATACTTGCCTAATCCGGTTGCCAGGTTTTGCACAGTTGAATTAAAAATAAGATTGCTGGATCGATATATGAAAGATGTTTACGGTAAACTGTTTTACAAGCATAATCAACTTATTGGATTGCGATACGATGAACCAAGAAGGGTTGCTAACATAAAGAAAAATACTAGAAGAAATCCAGCTTTAACACCTATGTTTGATGCTCGACATACATTGCCAGATGTTATGAGTTTCTGGGGTAAACAATCTTTTGATTTAGATATTCCTCAACACCAAGGAAATTGTCAGGGTTGCTTTTTAAAGTCTAGATATCGATTGGATTTGGTTGCAAAAGAAACTCCCGAAGCTTTGGATTGGTGGATAGAACAAGAGAAAAAAATGATTGGTAGTGCTGTAGCTAAGCAACATACATTTAGAAAAGATCGACCAAGCTATGAAAATGTAATGAAACAATCTAGAATGCAGCTTCCAATGTTTCCAGATTTTGATGATACTGTTTCTTGCCATTGTACTGATTGAAAGGTTTATAAATGGATAGATATTTGCTCAGCGAATTCTTCTCCCGCTGTACTGAACACATCGTTGAAAGAGCTAATCAATACGATGCTCCAGAGCTTAATCTAAAGCGTATTGCATCAATGTGGACTAACTTCTTAAAGCGTGAGATATCGCCTTATGAGGTAGCTGTAATGATGGCAATGCTTAAGCTTGCTCGTCTTTCTCAGGGGTATCATCAAGATACCCTTGAAGATGCTGCTGCTTATATTGCCCTGGCTGAACTTCTTAAAGATACTGAGTTAGAAGAAAAAGAAAAGCCTTAGTTCACGCAAATGCGTTTCCCTTAACTAAGAGGGTTCCTTAGTCCACGATGCTGGACTTATTTTTCGTGATTCATTTTCGTTGCCCAACTTGAGAAAAGAGGGTCTTAAGGTTTTTGATTAAAACCTTTGTATCAGGAACATCAAATACTTCTGATCGAATCTTTTTACCATGACTGTGTACATAAGCTAACAGGAATGTTTCCCACGCTCGTTGACATGGTGTTGAGTAAATTAACTTTGCTGTTGGTGCTGACATCAGGTGTTCGCTGAACCTGGAGTCTAATCGAGATGTGAATCCAGCCTTGATTCTACCGTCTGAAAACTCTGGAACTAATAAGATTAGGTAGAAGAACCCATCGTCAGACATCTTGTCATTAACTGTTTCATCATCCTTGTTTACCGCGGTTCTTCCACGCATTAGCTCACGAAACAAGCTGTACTGGGTGCTATCCATGACAGAACAAAAGTGTCCTTTGTCCGCTTTCATTCTAGTAAGCGGTTTCATTTTCTTTTGCTTGATGAATGTTTCTATGTTTCTACGGATGGTTGTATATGCTAGATCAAGGTCAGCAGCGATATCCGTGAACGACCAAAAGTTTTTGTCATCCATTATATATACCTTGAGCCAAAAGAAAAGAGGGTCTTAACAAACCCTCTTAGGCTAACAGTATACATGATTACATGGTGTTTTTACTAGTGGAATCATCCCCATTGTGCTGCCATAGCATCTGCAATACCTTGATAGGTGGTTGACCTGATCTTCCAGCGATCCTTGGATGGGCCAAGGTTGTTCTGTCCTGATGGCGTTTGGTTTGCGTACCTGTCCTTCTTTATGATGTCAGTTGCTTCAAGCTTGGGTACACCTTTAAGCCATAAGCAAGTGGACTTTGATGCATCCTCTCCGAACATCCAAGGCTGAATTATTTGGTCAGGTTTCCTGATTGCCGTATTTATTCTCCCAATAGGATTCTCCAATACGATTTTGGGTATAGGTGCATTGAATAAGAGGGTCACGAACTCTAATGATTCCAAGGTAAGTTTGTCACGCCCTAGAATGCGTTTGTTCCAATGCAAGCCTGACGATGCAAGATAGGTGCAGGGCGGGTGAGCAATCATAAGATCCCAACCTGGATTGTTCTTAATAAATTCAATCACATCTCCTTGGTGGTGTTGCCCTGGTTTGTCTGTAGGAAGCAAATCGCATGACCAAGCATCATGGCCCTTGGCCTTAAATGCATCCCTGACGGTTCCGCTGTACTCGCAAGCTACTAATACTTTCATGATTTGTCCTTGTTGTATTGTTTAATTCGTTCACGATCCCACTCAAAACCAGAACGATGATCAGCCTTAAGCCTTTCATTAACCCTTGCAGCAGTCTTCAACGATAACTTGGTATTAGTTAAAGTTGTTCGCAATGATCTTAGCTTTGCCTTAACTTCCCTTAGTTCATCCTTAAGCTTCTTAAGCTCCGCAGCACCTCTTGCCGATAAGTTTAAACTTTTTGTGTGGCATAGATTGCATAGGTCTTTATAGCCATATATTTTGATGATACGCTTACCGCACTTTGCACATTCAATAGGTCTTTTCATATTGTTCCTTGATAAGATTTTCACCCTACAGATTTGGCCTATAGGGTGAAGAAAAAAGGGGTCTACTTATCTAGATCGTGATGGCCCCAGCCCATTTCATCTGAATAAACTTTGTGATGAATTTTCATCATGTCTTTGGGGGTAGCATTGCACCCTTCGATGATTGATGTTCTTCCTTCATCCCTACATCGTTCATCAGCTAAGATTGCTGCAATGTACCTGACAATGTAAGCTTCAGAAGCCTTCAAGGTAATAGTAACAATACGATTTGGATCGTAATCAGGATGTCCCTTTTCAAAAATTTTAGAGGCTGGAACGGATTCAATAGACATGGTTAATTCCCTTTCAAAAGAATTAAAACTTTTGGACTCCCCCAAAATGGGGGTTTATCCATTCAAAAACAGGGTCTAAATGTTTAGCATAACGATTTCTTTAGTATCTTCTATCACATACACAAGCTTACTTTCCATTAAAGCTGGTAACAAATTAACCTCGGCTACAATCCCGCACGATGCTTCTTCGTCAGGGTCTTGCTGTACTGATTCTTGAATAAGATTCTTAGCAAGTTCTTTGGCATCTTCGTACTTGTCGAGGGCAAAAAGCTTGACAGTCTTCCACGCATTAGCTTTGTGTTCAAAGATTTGAACAGCGTTCATTCTAATAGCTTGGTAAATAGGTTTAACTGCTTCCATGTTAATCGTATCCTTGTTTGCGTTAGTGGTAATAGTAATCAACTCTTTAACTGCTTCCATGTTAATCATCTCCTAAAATTTCAACCCAGTTGATATCAGAACGATCTGCTCTAGATATCTCCATGCTTCCATTGGCTACGCCCGCAGGAAGTCTTTCGTTATTGTGATAATTAAGGAAGATGAATGCATCCCTGAGAATCATTCGTTCCCCTTCAGATAACTTAACCCAGCGAACTTGCTTTGTTCCAAACTTGCAAGCCTTGATAACTTTTCTTGCTGTTTCTACATCTCTTACTGGCATTGTTACACCCCTTTCATTGTGGTTGTAATATCTATTCGCTACCAACCTAAAACAATTTCAAGTAATCCATAAAATTTTTTGACCTAGGGATTTCGCCCCCTAGGTCATGGAAAATAGGGGTTAAGCCTTTTTATTGGTGATGTTATCCTTAACCCATTGCCTTACCTCTTCTTCGCTATCGGTCATAAGCTTTGCCCCCTCATAGCTGTTGTCTTGCTGATGCAATATGAAAAATCGGGTCGATTCTTTCTCTTCTCTTAACTTTGGGTCAAGATAATCACAAAATATTTGGCAATACCATTCATTGCCTAAATCCATTGTGATAGATGGGCAGATATCATTGCCCCATGAAGAGTCATAAAAGCCATCTATCTTTAATAGTTCTGCATCATATCTTGGGAATTGATTCTTGTAAGTACGCATAGCTAAACCCTTTCAAAAAAATGATAAAATTCCGTTGCACAATTTTTTGCCCAGTTGATTTCACCCATATGCCCATTGCAAATAGGGGTTGCCCTATTTGATCTGTTTTCTTCCGCAATAGTGGTCTAAATTTTCTTCCAGTTCATCTTCTTTACTGTCTACCTCAAACTTAATGTAACTGTTAAACAGGCATTCAAAATGGGCTTTGTTTTCGCCTTCAAAAAATGATTCAGCATAACCCCCATCGTTAATACCGTAAGCATCTTGAATAACTCTGCAAGCAGCATTTAAAGCATCATTCAAAATAGCAAGCTTCTTATCATCCATTACAAAACCCTTTCAAAAATAGTGAAAATTTTTAGGGGTAAAACATTTACCCCCATACTAACCAAAAATAGGGGTTGCCCTAAAAATGGAATTTATCCATGTTAGTTTGGTATTCAAGGTAATGATCTCTAAGCATTGAATAACCTTTTTCCAGTTCGTTTTTAGTTCGTTCGATTGCTCTCAGGATAACAA